TTATTCGGAGTTCAAACTGAAGGTAATGGACACATTACACAAGCTATAGCAACCAAACAATATCTACAATCGCAAGGCATTGAGGTAACAACTGCTTTTGCAGCTAAAAAGAAACGGGGGTTATCTAAATATTTTACAGACGAATTTAACGTAGTAGACTATGATGGATTTGATTTTGTATTTGATAGTGTAGGTAGAGTTGTTATCTGGAAAACCATATTGAACAACACATTTGAATTACCACGCTTAATTGTATCATTCATTAAAATCTGTAGCATCATCCAAAAAGAAAAACCAGATGCTATATTCAACTATTATGAACCACTGGTAGGTCTAACCGCATTATTCTTTAAAAACATAAAGTATGTAAGCTTTGGACATCAATACGCAATGGATTCTATTATATATCCACGAATCAATGGATATCCTGTACAAAAGTTATTTTTAAATATCATAAACAAAATCACTAGTATCAGATCCAAAATCGTAGCATTAAGTTATTATGAATTTAATGATGATGTTATGATTGCAAGTCCTCCAATATTAAGAAGTGAAAGTTATAGTGTATCACACAAACAAGAAGACTTTGTGTTGGTATATCTAATGAATGAAGATATGTTACCGCAATTGATTAATCAAGCAAAAAAATATCCAGATATCAATATTCATTGTTTTACCAAATTAACCAAACAATATGATGAACTACCAAATTTAAAATTATTTAATCTTGATGGTAAACTATTTCAAGAAAAGATGAAGGTATGTAAGGCAGTAGTATGTAGTGGTGGATTTGAAACAAGTGCTGAAGCTATATATCAAAACAAACCATTGTTGATGATACCAATGCCTAATCATTATGAACAACACGCCAATTGTAATGATGCTTATTTAAGTTCATATGCAATTTATAGTGAATCAATTGACTTGAGTAAGATACCAAAATATCAGTTGGGTAATAAAAAATGGTTTGATACCTATCAATATGTTTTGCAACGTGTTCTTTATTATATACGTTGACATTGTATTCGATATATGTTATCTTTGAGTTATTATGAATAAAGTATTATTAATTGTTGGACTATTAGTATTAACCGCAACAAATGCAAATGCAAGTATCTTTGCCAAGAAAAAGTCTGGTAGAACTTGTATTGTATGTAAACAACAAATGGCTTGGTCAGACGGTCATTTAGTTCAATTCAAAAACCAACTAGACGCAGATGGTAAACACAAAGTGGTCATCGTTAAAACAGATAATTGTGTAAAAGAGTTGTATGCTAATCAAGATCTATATCTAAAAAAGAAACCATCCATTTGGTCTTTCAAAGACAACAAACACGGAGTTAGTATCAAAGAACTATTTAAGAAATAAAATATTGATTTAGTATCCATACTATGATATAGTATATTATATGGAAAAACTAAATCGTAAAGGGTTTTTCTCCACCCTATTTGGAGGAATCGCAGGTGTTGTTGCTGGTTCAACTGTTAAAGCATCAGAACCAGCTTCTTCGTCTGAAAAAGTATTAACTTGTGAAAAACTTGTATTTACTCGTAGTGATGGTGCTACTTGTGTAATGCAATTCAGAGATAGTGATAACTTTGAAATCCTAGTTAATAATAGTGAGAATATTTCAATCAATATTTGTTCGCCACTAAATAAACCAGCTGTAGTTAAAGCAGAAACAAATTCATTTGGATATTATGGTGTAGAATCACGATTGACCATTGCTTCAAATGGCAATATTGGATTGGGCACTTATACTCCTACAGCGAAATTAGATATACGATGTGATAGTTAAGAATCATTGTTGCTATATAGTTATTTGTGGGGACAACACCCTCTATTGTGGTTACTCTAATAATGTTGAAAAACGAGTTAGTGATCATTCTAGAGGGTGTGGTGCTAAATATACTAAGACACGATTACCAGTTAGATTAGTATATACCGAATGTTTTAATAGTAAAAGTGAAGCAATGAAGAGGGAGTATCAAATCAAACAATTGACCCGTCAACAAAAATTAAAACTAATTCGTGAAAAACAATAAAGCATTTACACTAATAGAGTTAGTATTAGCCATAACCATATTGCTTGGTATTATTGGTGCAATTGTTATCAACTATGATAGTCTAGTTGGTAACAATAGATATTTTGAAGCTAGAGAAAACTTAAAGACACTATTGATTAATCTCAAACATCAAGCAGCATTTCAACAACGTGAGTTTGAACTTACGTTTGATGAAAACTATAATATGTATAGTTCATTTGATGATGTTTATTTGATGGATGCTGTTACAAATGACTTGAAGATACTTGAATCAAGTTCTACCAAAATTGTGTTTTTTCTTGACGGAAGCGTACAAGAGAGTTATATTGTTACTAGTAACTTGGAGGGAACCATCACCAACAAATTTATTATTAATGTTATTGGTGGGGTAAATTACGAGGGTACTACAAATATTGTTTTAGAAAAAAATGAATCTAATTTACAAACAGATCAACAACCAGAAGTTCCACGTACTGACTCCGAATAATCATTTAGTTGGTGAACTTATTATGGATGTTGATGGTTATTATTATTTCTGGCCAAGTAATGATGGTTGCTGGCCGTCACATATAATGCGTTCTATTGCTAATAAGTTAGATGACATCAACAAGCCTTGGAATGATGAAGTTACTGAATATTTTGAGAAGGAAAAGATCATACTATGACCAAAGTTTATTTGCCTGTGATTTGTTATAATCATACTGTACTATCACACTTTATGTTTAGTGTGATGAAGTTGATATTTGAGGGACAACGTAGGGGTATATCATTTAGTTTGGATTGTATATACTTTGAAAGTTTGATTGCTAGAGCTAGAAATGCTGCAGCTGCTAATTTTCTAAATCAACCGGATTGTGATTATATGATGTTCATTGATAGTGATATATCATTTGAACCCGAGAGTTTCTTTTCATTGTTAAAGGCTGATAAAGATGTTATTTCAGGTTTATATCCCAAGAAGTATATTAATTCGTCTAAAGTAAAGTTGTTAGCAAAACAAGGACCAGAAATGATCGGTGATAATTACGAAGAACTATGTACCGACTTTGCTACAGAAATTAAACTCAATCCCGAAATGAAAAACATTGAAGAAGTAAATTATGCTGCTACTGGATTCATGTTATTCAAGAAACGTGTCTTCAATCAAATTTCTAGAGAAATGCCTAATATAGCATATAAGAATGACATTGATGGGTATATGGGATATGGGGATAAGTTCTATGATTTCTTTCCATGTAAAATAAATGAAAAGACAAAGAAATATGAAAGTGAAGATTATGGCTTTTGTAATCTTTATAGAAGTATCGGTGGTAAGATATATGTAGATACCACTTGTAACTTGACTCACTATGGTTGGAAAGGTTATAAAGGTAACTTGTTTGTACAAAACAATTTGTTTTTTAAATCATGAGATTAATAATTTGTTTACCCGGCAATAATTTCTCTGGTCAGTGGTTAGATAGTTTTATACCATTTTATAATTGGTGTATTCATAACAAAATAACTCCTATACTTTCTCGTAGAGAATCGTGTAACATCTATTATGTACGTAATATGTGTTTGGGTGGTGATTCTAATGCTGGAGAAAATCAAAAGCCATGGCAAGGTAGAATCGAATATGATTATATACTTTGGATTGATAGTGACAATATGTTCAAAGTGGATGACTTCATTAAGCTATTCAATATAAAGAAAGATATTGCATCTGGTTTATATCTAATGCAAGATGGTACGCACTATGCTACTGTAAAAGATTGGAACGAAGATCATTTTAAGAAGTATGGTAGTTTTGAATTTTTAACTTTCGATAAATTAAAACAATTCAAAGATCCATTTACAGTAGACTACACTGGATTTGGCTTTATACTTATAAAACGGGGTGTATTTGAAAAATTGAAATATCCATGGTTTAGACCAATTTGGAAACAATTTGGCAATGTTACGGAGTTTACAATGGAAGACGTAAGCTTTTGTCATTTGGTAAAAGAATGTGGTATTGATGTTTGGGTACATCCTGAAGTTGTGGTAAAACACGAAAAGAAAATATTGTTATGATTATTATATTAACAGGTCAACCAAATAGTGGTAAAACCACATTGGCGTTAACATTAGAAACACTTTTAACAAAAACAAATCGTACAGCTGTAACTATTGATGGGGATACGTTACGTAGTATTAGTAACAATAAAGACTATAGTATTAGTGGCAGAAAAAGTAATGTGAGATTAGCTATAGAAATGGCAAAAACTAGCAACAAATTATATAATTACACAATAATGTCGTTAGTATCTCCGTTCAGAAATTTAAGAGACTCATTAAAAAATGATTCTACACATATTGTAAAAGAAGTATATCTACATAGTAACAGATTAAGGGAGGGTAAGATGGTGGATTATTATGAACCGCCATTAAATAACTATCTTGATATTGACACCGATAAAAATTCTATTGAACAATCAATCAAACTAATTTTAAATTATATACAATGAAAGCAATACTTGCAATGGCACAAAATAGGGTTATAGGCAAAAATGGTGGATTACCCTGGCCATCTATAAAAGAGGATTTTAAGCACTTTAAAGAATTTACCGTTGGTAATACTATTGTGGTAGGTAAAAATACATTTGATACACTACCACTTCTAAAAAATAGAGAATGTCTTGTACTAGTCAAAGAAGACAAAATAATGGATGCAAATTCAAATCAATATCTAGTAAACAATAACTCTATGACTGGTCAACTGATTACAATGACAGATTTTGAATCATATAGTCAATTTAGAAAAGACTATTTGATTGTTGCTGGTGGTGCTAAAACTTATATTAAGTTGTTACCATACATTAAGGAGTTCTATGTTACGCATATAAATGGTAATTATGATGGTGATACATTTATGCCTGAGTTTGAACATACGTTTACACATAAAGAAGTTGTAAAAGAATTTGACCTACACAAAGTTATAATGTATACTAAATAATATGAACAAAGTAGACACAGAATATTTCAGAATTGTCAATGATATTTTGACAAACGGAAAACTTAAAAAGAACAGAACTGGGGTAGATACCATTGGCATTTTTGGTGCTCAAGCCAAATACAATGTGGATCTAAATGCATTTCCTCTATTAACCACAAAGAAAGTTCATTGGCCAGCTATTGTTCACGAATTGCTGTGGTTCATTAGTGGTGATACAAATATCAAGTATCTGGTTGACAATAACGTTAGAATCTGGAATGAGTGGGCATATAAACGCTATATTGATTTTTGCAAATCTCATCCTGAAGAAACCTATGAAGCAAATCCGTATGGCGATTTGGGTGGGAATCGGTGGCGGTCTTCTTGGACTCAAGAGCGTTTCATTCAAGAAATTAAAGATGACCCAAATTTTGCACTTTTATGGGGTGAATTAGGTGAAGGAACGTATGGCGGAATGTGGAGAAATTTTCCGTTTTATACCACCGTGAATGATAATGATGCAAGCACTTGTCCCAAAGGTACTGTGAGTGGAACAAAAGGTGATTATGCCGAATCGTGGTTTTTTGGTAGAATAGATCAACTACAAAAAGTAATTGACAAGCTAAAAACCAATCCAGATGATCGTCGTATGATCGTATCAGCATGGCATCCACATTGGGTAGATCATTGCGCCTTACCGCCCTGTCATTGTTTTCTAATTTTTAATACAGAAGAATTGACACTGGAAGAACGATTTGATTTATACAGAAAATCAGGAGGAAATAAAGGATGGGTATCTGTGCCTGAAATGAATGAAAAAGTATTAAATGACGCTAATATTCCAACCCGTCGTTTGAATTTAATGATGACAATCAGATCAAATGATATTTTTCTTGGGAAGCCATTTAATATAGCATCATATGCACTGATGGTAGCAATGATGTCGCATGTAAGCAATATGGCTACTGGTACATTGACATACTCAATCGGTGACGCACATTTGTATACGAACCATTTGGATCAAATTAAACTACAAATGTCAAGAGAACCAATGAAGTTACCAAAATTGTGGTTGAATCCTGAAATAAAATCATTATTTGATTTTAAATATGATGATATTAAGTTAATAGATTATCAATCACACCCAACAATTAAAGCGGATGTTGCGGTGTAATATATGATGAATTTGACAATTTACCAGATTTTAATTTTCTTCTCAATATTGATGATGGTATATTTAATACTTCAGACGCTTCTTTTATAGTGGTATATTTTATACCATCAATAATAAAAGGTTGTGATGCGTATTTTCTAATACTTCTGGTTGGTATTAAATTTACATCTTTATATTTATAATTATCAAATTCTATGTTTTTAGAATTTAACCTATTATATATCGTTTTAGGGGGTATATTTAATTTTTTACTAGCATCACCAATTGATTTATACAAAATGTTATCTATGTAAAATTCAATATTTTGGTTGCCATTATACTTTCCTAAAAATGCTGCACGTAATTTTTCTCTATGTTCTTTTCCAAATTCTTTATGAATTTGTCCACCATAATCACAATTATATCCGTTATCAACGGAGTTGTGATATTTAATCCAATATTGTTCTTTTTTATCTAAAATTTCTTTGTTACATTCTTCTATTATTTCTTTTTTAAAATTTTCGTATCCGTATTTTTTAATTGCAACATATAACTTGCAATGTTTATGTTTATTAGCTCTTTTGTGATCACGAAATCTTTGATATATATTTTTACTTTGACCAATATAACATTTTCCGGACGGTGATGTGAGTTTATAAATTCCAGATATTATTTTCATATATAATAAATATTAATCATTTTTAAAAAATGAAATAAAATGTGACACGGTGTGAAAAATAAATCTTGTGTTTTATCACTAACGATAGTATTATTACTATATGAAGAAGCTTACAAAAAAAGAACGTGAAGAAATCAAGATGAAGTTGGCTTACTTTGATAAAATTGTCAAAGATACCCGTGAGCTAATTAAACAAGGTTATACAATGCCAAACTTAAGTGGTTTGATGATGCACAAACAATGAAATACAAATATTCAATAAAAATACATAATGTAATTGATTATTCAGAACTTGAGAATGTAATGAATGATTATGGTTCAAACGGATATCGTGTAGTCAAAGCAGAATTTATTGGTGATTTGTTTGAAAGTGGTAGACCGATGAAAAAGTTCGTGGTATACTTGGAAAAGAAGATTAATAAATGAAAACAAATTACTACGTTATTATTTTAGATCAAAACAACAATCTATGTGTTGATTCATTAGGCGAATGTCTCAGTGAAGACGCATCATTAGCTGAAGCAAATAAGTATCGTAAGAAACATAAAGCAGATGTAATTTGGACTTGTACAGAAAGTGCATTAAAAACACTAAAAGAATCACTTAAAAAATATGATAACCAACTATAATTTATTTCTCGATGACAACCGCATTCCAACGAATGTCACTTGGGTTAATATTCCAAAAGATCAACATTACTCTGTGGTAAGAAATTATCAAGAGTTTGTTAATATAATTACACTGCGTGGTCTTCCTAAGTTTGTAACTTATGATCACGATTTATCAGACTGCCACTATGGTCATGGGTTGAGTGGTGATGATATTCCATATGATTCATACAATGAAAAGACTGGATATGATTGTGCAAAATGGCTTGTGGAATATTGTATGAACAAGGGTGTTAAACATCCGCCTTATATGGTACACTCTATGAATCCCGTAGGAAAACTCAACATAGAATCTTATATAGAGTCCTATAATAAATCTGTATGAAGAGCGCTGATAATGTAGTTGAATTAACTGAATCAGATATCAAAAAGTATACCAAGTTAAAAGAGGGTATCAAGATTGAAGTTGCTGATTTAGTTCATATATATGATAACTTTTATGCTAAACTAAGTAAAGGTAGTATTGTTTGCAAAGAAGTTGTTAATAAACATAGTACGATATTGAGAAAAAAATGATTAAGTTATTATTTGCATTGTCAATACTAGTATTTGTTTATATTATTGGTTGGCATCAAATTTATGGACAATTTATTAATGTATTTTATAAAAAATATGAAATGTGGTTGATATGGTTAAGTGTACCTAGTACGTTGTTATCAATATATGCTACGAAATTACTAGCAGAATATTTTAATGGAAAAATGTGGCCAAATAGAATTTTTACATTTAGCATTGGTATAGTTATGTTTACAATATTGACACATATTTATTTCAATGAAAAGATAAGTGTTAAAACATTAACACTAATTGCATTGAGTGCATTAATAGTTATATTACAAGTTTTGTGGAAATAAATTATGAATAATAAAATTGAAAAATTACCCAATGGTGACTTTAAAGTAATGTCTGAAATGGAAGAATGTATTGTTTGTGGAGTCGAAACAAATGAACCCAAAGACAAACATATCGACTATCGTTACAACTATGTAGAAGGAGTTGGTCAACTTTGCAGTAAATGTGCTGAAAAATATGAGTGAATTAACCAAACCCAATGCTTTTGTATTCAAAGCATTCATTGATAACGAATACAAACTATGTGTGTGTCCACGTATTAATAATAAGTGGAGCGAAGCAGACATTGTTTACATCCAAGATTACGATGGAGCATTTGATGATGTGCTTCATGAAAAATATTTCAGTGTTTTATTTGTAGGATACGAAAAAACCGACGACACAAACGGAAAATTTACTTTGAAAAACGTAAATGCACAATATATCAAAAGTGATAAAGCAATTGCTTCAGATATGTATGCGAACAATTCATTTTTTAGTACAATAGAGAAAGGATATCAACATTTTTATGAGCAATCAATCACATCAGAACGGGAAGGGATCGTCTCCCAGACCAGTGAACAAGAAAACCTATAATTCTAATTACGATAAAATTAACTGGGGAGATAAAAAGAAGTCTAAATCTACCGAGAAGTGAAAAAAGTAATTCTTACCAAAATTGAATACGAATTTCTAATCGAATGTTTAGAAAAACTAGAGAAACACACAGATGACTCTCCAGTAGATTCAAAATGGTTTGAAAAAATGGACACTACTCGTAGACTCTATGAATTGGAACTGGATCACTTTAATATAAAAAAGTATGGTGATCCATCTACCAAATATCAAATGGTCAAATGGCTACTAACAAAAGTTAAGACCAAATCACTTGACTTTTAAAAATAATCGTGTTATACTCTCAGTATGCTAAAGTTTAGTTCCAATAAACAAAAGATTGTAATTGCTGCTGATCCACATAATCATTACACAAAGTTGGATACCATCTTTACCAAAGAAGATGGCGATATCAACATTTGTTTGGGTGATTGGTTTGATAGTTTCAATTTGGATGATGTTACTGACTATGTTGCTACAGCCAAATATCTAAGAGATGTATTTCTTCCTAACCCAAAGAACTATACTCTATTTGGTAATCACGATATACACTATCTGTTTAATGCTTCTACATCTTGGTGTAGTGGTTATGAACAATGGAAGTATGATGCAATTGATAACGTTATTGGCAAGGTCAGAGGTGATATACAAGATAAGTTTCACTGGTCGATTGTTGTAGATGATATTCTATTAACCCACGCTGGATTGGATAAACGTTTGTTACCTCCAATTTGTGCCACAAATGAAGTTATCTTCAAGTATCTGGATCAAAGTGATAATGATGCTAGAACCAAACTAAAGATCAATGAACCACATTGGTTTTATGGCGCTGGATATGCAAGGGGTGGTAGAAACAAATGTGGTGGTATTGTTTGGTGTGATTTTAACGAAGAGTTTCAACCCATTGAAGAGTTGAGACAAATTGTGGGTCATACAAATCAATGGCGAACTGGTAAAGCCGCACAATATCATAGAGAAGGATTTGCTAATATCGTTGATGCAAACAACATTTGTATTGATTGTAATCTTAGTCAGTATATTACCATACTAAATGGTAAGATTGAACTGAAGAACTATAGCGATCTGTAACCTAATGTTACAATATAATGGGGGATGTTACGTAACAGTGACATCCCTTGTTTTATTTAAAATGTATGATATTTTTATAGTATATGGACAACCTTCAAATTACTTGCAATTATTGTGATATGCCAGCTAAATTAAAGCGGGATAAGATTTATATGCAGTGTCATTGTTGTGATGACCGTCGCATTATTGATATACGTGAATATCTTTTAGAAGATAAACATCACGATTATTTATATTCTATGTTTAGTGATAATTTTGTGTATAATGATGATAAAGCTTAATAGTTATATTTAACAAAAGGTATAACACTATGTCAGGTCTTTATTTAGGAATCAAAACACAAAATCCAGTTGTAGGTCTTACCAGCAACAATCCAGGTACCGCAAATGCTATGTTAGCTGCTCAACAAATGGATCAAGCTCAACAACAAGCCCAACAACCACAACAAGCTAGATGGTCTAACCAAGCACCAACAGTTGTACACGAAATGCCTTGGCACAAAGCACATCCTGGTTTGAAAAACGTTAAATAATTTCATTTGTTTGTTTATTCATCATACCCCACAGTAAAATGTGGGGTTTTTTGTTTGACACATATACACTCTGTGATATAGTTGTAATATGGATCTCAAAAAAATCAACGAACGATTAGAAGATTCTGAAAACACACCTCTTTCAGAAGAAAAATGGTATAGAACCAATAAATTTGGTGACTGGTTGTTTGATACAGTACCATATGGTTGGCGTGTATATTACAAATGTCATGACATTAAACGATGGTTTATTAGTACATATCAACGTATGCGTTATGGTGTAAGTAATGAAGAATGTTGGAGTTTGGATGGTACATTCAGTAAGTTTATTCTACCCAGACTAAAACACTTCAAGAAAATGAAACGGTATGGTTATCATCCAGATTTCACACCAGAAGAATGGGAAAATGTACTTGATGAACTTATTTGGACATTTGAATATCTAAATGATGACGAACGATTCAATCCATTTCCACATTATCTTGGAGATACAGAATGGCTTCTAAATAAAGGAAAAACTCCAGAACAAAAACAATCTTTTGATGAGTGGATGAAAAAACACAATGAATTACAAGAACGCAAACAAAAAGGTCTAGAACTATTTGCAAAATACTATTGTCACTTATGGGATTAAATTATACACCACCAGATTGGAACGAATGGTTTTTACAAGGAGTCTATTGGGTTGCAAGTAAATCCAAAGATCCCAAGACAAAGATTGGTGCTCTCATTGTAAAAGACAAACGAATCATATCTACTGGCTTCAATGGCATTCCTATTGGGGTAGCAGACAAAAATGAAATTCGTAACGAACGACCAGAAAAGTACAAATGGTACGAACACGGTGAACGCAATGCGATTTACGCAGCTGCTAGGTACGGTATAAACACCGATGGCGCAATTCTTTATACCAATGCTTTGCCTTGTGCAGACTGTGCTAGGGGAATCATCCAAAGTGGCATCAAAGATGTTTATATACACCGGCAATTTAATGATTTGTGTAATGAGGCACAACGTGAACAATGGAAGGGACACGATAATGCTACATTTACTATGTTTAGTGAAGCTGATGTGAAAATCTTTGCGATTGACCGAGTTTTGGGATGTAAAGCATATTTTGACGGAAAAGTGTTTGACATTTAAAAAAAGTTGGGGTAAAGTTGTTATATGATCAATAATAATGAGTTGTTCGCCAAAGTTCTTGCTGAAAATCCTCTTCCTTATCATTTTGGTGACAAGGTAAACACTAACCGTGGTATTGGATTTATTAGTGGTTATAACTTCAAGGATAGGGAAAAGACTTGGAAGTTCACTATTCGTCCATTTGGATTGCCTAATTATTATATTGATGTTGAAACTGTATATGGAAAGGTAGAATAATATGGACTTTGAAAGTAATGAAGATATCTTACGAGATTTAATGGATAACATTAGAAATTTACACGAAGAAAACTCTAGATTAATGCAAGAAGTTGAACAACTGAAAGAAGAAAATAAAGAACTTAATCGTAAGTTAAAGAGCATTCAATCAATATTTCTATGAAATTATTTTTAGCGTTTATTGTTAATTTGATATTGTCATTGGGTACAAGTATATTGTTGTATCATCTATTTAAGGTAGATGTATCACCCGTTACAATTTCACTTGCAACAATAACAATTTATATGTTTTTACCGCAACGATTTCACGATTGGATTGCCAAATGAATATTCACGTTCCAGAAGAAATTAAGAAAAAATATCCCCACATGGAATTTAGGGGTAAACAACGTACATTAAATGACAGAACTGTAATGGAAGCGTATAATCATGCTACTAATCAAAACTTTTTTTATAGTTTTGAAGAAGACTTCTTTTGGTTTCCAAGTCAAATTCCAGACTACAAACTGCCAAAAATATGAATATATTACCATGTAATCCGTGTCCTCACAACTCTGTATGTTGTAAGTGGGGAACTTTCTTATCAAAAGAAGAAGGTGAGGGTCTGTTAAATGAGTTTGGGGATAATTTTATTTTCTTTGATAATGATAAAAAAGAATATAGAACCCAAACTTGGAATGGAAGATGTATATTTTGGAATAATGGATGTAAAATACATTCTCATAAATTTTACCCATCAGTTTGTCATAAATTTCCATTTAAAGATGGTAGAGATGATTCTTTACCAAGAGCGTATGATGCAACTTTGTGTCCAGAAATTTCTTGACTTGTTATAAACTGTGTGGTAATCTTATAAAGTTATGAGTGAACAAACCTATATGAAGCTACAAGACAAGGTTAAGCGTCCTAAATTTTCAAGGGAAAATATTAACCGTGAAAACAAACACTTTAATCGTGTTGTTGATCAATATATAAATTGGTGTACCTCTGGTGGCGGTTATGAAGAAACACAGGAAACCTATGAACAAGACATTATTGATTGTTTGTTTGAATCTGATACTGATGGATTTACACTTGCTCAATATTTGAGTGAATATAAGTATATTGAACCAGATAGTGAATTGGTATATATTCTGGATGGTGTTAGTACTATCAAGGATAGTTTGACCAAAGAAATTATTGGACAATGGACCAAAGAGAATTTTCTAGAGATTCCTAGTGATGTAATTGGCAAAAAGGTAAATGCCAAACAAGGTTATAAGAAGTATGAAAATCACTATATTACCGGCATTAAACCAGAAACTTATGAAGTAACTGTGAATGATGATATTAATAAAAAGGGTGGTTGGGTAATCAGATACGAAGATATAACTCTACTTTGATATGGAACAACTATTGGTACATTTAGTAGCAGATTATTATTTCCAAAGCGATTGGATGGCTTTGAATAAAAACAAGCGATCTATTCCTTGTTTGGTTCACTGTTTGTTATATACTGTACCATTTTTGTTGCTTACTCAAAATATACTAGCACTATTTCTAATATTTGCCACTCACTTTATTCAAGATAGATGGTGTATTATCAAATACTTTGTTTGGTATAAAAATCGAATTGGACCAGATTGGTCATATCCATCATATGATAAATGCAACGTTACTGGTTATTATGACGATTGGAAAAATACTGATCCAGATGCTAGACCCAAGTTTATTAGCACTTGGCTATACATTATAAGTGATAATACCTATCATCTAATTTGCAATTATTTCATTTTGAAATATTTGGCTTGACTTATTCTAAACTGTGTAGTAATGTAGTTGTATGAAAGACACTAGTGTCATACCCAAAGGAGATTATTGTTACACTTGGAAAGAGGTTCCTAGTGAAAGTAACAACTATCGTGGCACAGTAAATCGGTGTCCATACTATGATGTAAAAAATGTCAATGGTGTGGAATTTCCTTGGTGTAATTATCTGGAATTGGGTGGAACTCCCGGTGACGGAAATTGGGCTGGTTGGAAAGATGATATCAAAGCAGACGAAATACTTACAGAACACTTTGGAAGCAAAGAAAAAATGGAAGAAAAACTGTCTTTGTTTCTACTATTTGATAGTTGCAAAGAATGTGGTGAAAATGTTGAAGATGAACCTTGACTTTCTTTAAAATCTGTTGTAAGATAAATCTATGAAAATTGACATAGATAAGGTTGACCGCACTCAATTTATGGTGCACCATTTCCACGCTTTCGGTGAAATTGTCCATTTGATTCAACCCCAAAATATTGGCACTAAGTGGACGCAAGACAACAAGCACATGCGTAGTGTGGTTGTGAATTATGAGGGTGAAGTTATTAGTGCATCATTTCCGAAGTTTACTAACTATGGGGAGAATCCTGAACACTTTCCTGTTCCTGCTTCATTGAAGCATTGCACTGTTGTTGAAAAGTTGGACGGTAGCACTTTGATTGTTAGCAAGTATAAGGGTCAATATATTCTACGAACCCGTGGAACTGTTGATGCTTCTACTATGGCTAATGGTTTTGAGTTAGAATTGTTCAAGTCAACTATTCTAAGTAAGTTACAGGATAACAATGATACTTGGGGTTATTCTATCATTTGGGAATGGCTGTCTCCAATCAATAAAATTGTGTTATCGTATGGCGATGAACCTATGTGGAAGTTGATTGGTTTTATTAATCATATCAACTATTCACTTGCACAACAAGATATGTTGGATGCTATGGCTAAGAAGTATGATTTACTTCGTCCGGAAATCTATACTTTTACTGATATAACTGATATGTTACAGATTGTAGATAAGTGGCAAGATAAAGAAGGCGTATGCTTATATAGTAAGAATGATCAGACTATTCATAAGATTAAAGCATCTAAATATCTCCTGTTACATCATCTAAAGTCTGAACTTAGTTCACTGGAAAAAATTATGGATGTGTGGTTGGAACAGGGTATGCCTGACTACAACACTTTTTATAACTATATCTTTACCACCTTTGATTTCGAGTTAGCAGAACAAATTAAAGGTACTATTAGCCGTATTGCGGATGGTAAGAAGGAAGTAAACAAGATTGTGGATGGTATGAATAGTTTTGTGAATAACAGACTTCGTTCATTGCCTACCAGAAAAGAACAAGCACAACTGGTTATTTCATCTTATGGTGAAACAAACAGAGCTGCTTTTGTATTTAAACTCTTGGATAATCGTCCATTAGGTAAGGAAGAATATAAGAAGTTGATGTTCCAAGTCTTAAAGAACTAATAGTAGAACCCATCATTAATTTGATGGGTTTTATTTTTTTGTATATATTTATTGTATATGAGCAATTTACTTAACGAAACATTTAAAAAACATTTGGGTCTTCTAAATAAAAAACTTCAGTTGAATGAAGGATTATTTGAGCCTGACGACGACACTATAGATGCTAAACTAGCCTTTTGGTTAGATCAAAATAGTAGTGGTTATACCTCTTCATTTGAAGTTGATACCGTTTTGAATGATTTAGATATTGAAAAAGGTACGGATGCATTTAATGAATTGGTGGATGCATTCAAAGAAAGTGGTTTTGAATTGAAAGGAAATGAGTTTGTAAAAATTGTTAAAAAAGGCAGTGGTGTTTCAGATGAAAAAGTAAAAAACACTGCTAATCAATATATAAAACATTTTGGTAAAGGTTCATCATCTTTGCAAATGTCCGCTAGAGATTTTGTAAGTATGAGTCAAGGAGGCGGGGATCCTGATGTTAGAAGCAACTTTCCAAATTGGAGTGACGAAAACTTTAAACAATTATTAGATATACTCTATACAGCCGGCGGATTAAAAAGACCAGTTGATGAAGTAACTAATGAAGGTAATGAACCAGATGGTTTAATGGGTGCCGTGGTAATTGATGTAATTCGAAGTGCTGGCAAAGTGGAACTACGAATAAAAGCAGCCAATTCAAACCAGTTATATGACGCTGTATTAGTTTAAAACTATATCAATTTAATAAGCAAAAACCCCACTATTAATTTAGTGGGGTTTATTTTTTTGTAGATATATTTATATCAATATGGCTAAAAATGTAAATAAGAAAAAACTATATGTAGAAGGAATTGGAGATGTAGTATCAATTGTGACATTGCTGCTTACCTTACCAGTAATATCTGCTGCATTTCTTAATATAGTAAAAAATTTAATTGCATTAATTATGCCTAAAAATTTGTTTGCTGATTCTAACAAATCGAAGACTGCAAATTTTGTAACAAAAACTATGTTACCAAAAATTCAAATTGCAATAGATAATATTGATAAATGGGCTACATCATATATTAATGGATTGGTGTTTGTATTGAAAAAAATACCAAAACTAAAAACAAAAGATGAATCTGAATTAAAACATATTGCTATTACGATATATTATACAATTACAATTGGTTTATTAATGAAAGTTGCAAAGTTGATATTGTATAAAAAAGGATTGAGTGGTGATGGAGCTGCACTTAAAAGTATACGTGATATCATTACTAATGGTTTAAAGCTTGGAAGTTATGATTTAGATTTTGATGACGTTGAAAAAGAATCTGATATTATGTTTTCCACGAAAGGATTAGCACCTATAATAAAAGAAATTGTTGACTTTTTTTTAAAACAATTACATATAACCGAAGATACTTATAATCATATGAACCAGAATATTTTAAACGAAACATTTCAAAAGCATCTTAAACTTCTACACAAGAAGTTGAATGAAAATATGTCAATAGAAGATTTGGCAACCGTTAGTGATGAAGCATTGGATAATGCTTATCATTATGGTAGAAGCACTCCGGGTAATACATTTGGATGGCAAGCCAATTTAAAATCAGCGGAATTTGCCAAAAGAGTAATTGACGCGGGTGTAACTGACATAGAAAAGATTTCGGATGCAATTCATAGTGGTTGGAATGAAACTGCTAAAAAGTTTGTGGCAAACCCAGACCAATTCAGTGATACTCAAAAGTTGAGAGATAATGGTAAATTGGACGCTAAAATTGAACAAAGAAGAAAATTGTCAAATGTAAATTATTCTTCACTTCCTGAAGAAGAAAAAGAAAAAGATCGTGTTGTAGCAAGAGCATTACTCAATGCTATACAAACACCGTAATTTTTAAGTATAAATCAAAAACCCCACTACTAATTTAGTGGGGTTATTTGTTTTAGTTCTTCTTGTGTGGTTTACCTGGTCTTTCACCATCTTTTGTTGGAGGAGGACCATCGTGTTTTGGACCTCTTGGAGGTGGACCAAAACTTCTCATTAACTTACGATCAGCGTCACTAACCTTGATACGTTCTTCTTTGTCCAACTTACCATCTTTATTTGCATCATATTTAGCAACAAGTTCACTACGTTGCTTCTTTTGTTCTTCAGTCAACTTGGGACGTTCAGGACGCAAATGTGGTGGTACTGGATCTGGTCCACCTGTTTTTGGTTGTTTTGGACCTTGTTGAGCATTTAAAGACAATGCTGCGGTCAATACTAATAGATACTTTAACATATATTTACCTTTTGTTACTCTGTAACCAACCATTGATTACACTACATATATACCATAGATTGTACCCCAAATAAACATCTTTTACCTACCCTTAACAATTTTCTTGACTTTATAACAAGTTGAGTTAAGATGTACATATGAATAATACACTTTATATTGCGGTTGGATTGCCTGGAAGTGGTAAATCCACATATGCAAAAAACTTTATTAAAGACAAAGATATTGAATATCTAAGTAGTGATTCACTACGTGCTGTATATGGTAAAAGTGAAGAAGATCAAACTGTTACCCCACTTGTTTTCGGTCACATCAAAAGAAAGGTTGACGAATTTCTAAAAGATGGTAAAAATGTATTGGTTGACGCAACCAGTGTAAACCGTAAGGAACGTAGTGACTATATTAAGACTGCAAAGAAATATGGTGCAAAAGTAGTTGCTATTGTTTTCAAGATGGATCGTCAAGGATTAATTGAAAGAAACAAGAAACGAGGAGAACAAGGTGGTAGAGTTGTGCCTACAAATATTATTGATAGGATGCTATCAAAATATGAAGATCCATCCTTTAATGAAGGAATTGATGTAATGATTTATGTTTGAAAGACCTCTAAAACTAACACATAATGATAGTCACAAGGTATTCTTTACCAGTGATACTCATTTCCGGCATAACCAAAGTTTCATATTTGAAGCTAGAGGTTATAAAGATCGTTATGAACACGATGATGCTTTGATTGCAAAGATTAATGAAGTAGTGCGTCCAGAAGATACACTAATTCATCTGGGTGATTTTTGTCTAAACATTACCCCTCCAGAGTTCAATGAAATTCTAGCACGAATCAATTGTCAAAATATTGCTTATATTTGGGGTAATCATAACAGTTGTATTCGTAGATTGTATGAAGAAGCTATTGCAACTGAATATGGTAAAGATATTGAAGTGTATCCATATGCAGTTGGTAAGATAACTTATCTGGGTTATTACAAGGAACTAATTGTAAATGGTCATATGATTGTTATTCATCATTACCCACATCAGATTTTTAATCAGATGCAAAAGGGTGCTTGGCAGTTGAGTGGTCACAGCCACTATACCAATCCAACTACTCAACTTGATAACCCAGACAATAAAATTCTGGATGTGGGTTGGGATGGTCACGGCAAGCCGTTGTCTTTTCCAGAGATTCAGAAGATTATGATGAACAAGAATCACGTTAAGCAAGATAAACATCATTAAAAACATTTAAGAGGGACTTGACAGTTCCTCTTTTTTGTAGTATAGTCTATTTGATATGAATGAAAAATTTATGTTTAGTAATAAAAATATTGTAAAGTATTGTGCAAAGTATTTTGTTGTACTTACAGTGGGCGCTTGTTTGTTTAATCAATCCACTAATTTAATTAATCAAAAGAGTGACGTTGCAAATCTTGTTGGAACCGCACTTTTCGCTGGACTTTTTATCGGGTCGCTGATAATCTTAAAAAGTGATGTGACCAAGTTGGTCAAGAACATCAAGTCAGAAAATAAAGAAAATGAATAAGAACATTGTTAGTATTATTGCTGGTATCGTCGCCATTTCAACCTTTACTGGTTGTGACAGGGTTGAACCTGGTTATGTTGGCATCAAGGTAAATCAGTGGGGTAGTCAGAAGGGAGTCAATGACTTTCCTCTTGTGACTGGTGGTGTCTTCTATAATCCTCTTACAGAAGATATCTATAAGTTCCCCACATTTATGCAAAATGCTGTGTGGGATAGGGCAGCTGGTTCAAAGGAAAGTCCCGGTGATGATAGTGTTACATTCAATAGTATTGAGGGTGCAGTAGTTAATGCAGATATTGCACTTGCTTATACATTTGTGGCAGATAAGGTTCCACAAATCTTTGTTGAGTTCCGACAAGATCCAGACGTTATTACCCACGGATTTATGCGGAATGAAATCAATAATGCATTCAACCGAGTTGCTAGTACAATGAAAGCTAGTGATATCTTTGGTGAACGTAAGCAGTACCTTCTTGACAATGTAAAGAGCAATCTCAATGCCCATCTTGGCCCCAAGGGATTCAAGTTTGAGTTGATTAGCTTCCACGGTGGTCTTCGTGTAGATCAAAGTGTTCAGGCACGTATCAATGCAGTACTTGAAGCATCACA